CTGAAAAAGTTTTATCTGATTGGGGGGTTGAGCCTGAACAATTTAATGAATTAGACTTTTTAAATTGGTTTAACATTGTTGATAAATTTAAAGGTAACGAAATAACTGAAGGTATATTTGCTCCATGGGCTTTTATGAAAGCAGATTTTCAAGAGATTGGGGGGCATGATTCGTTATATGCTCCGCAAAGTAAAGAAGATAGTGATATTTTTAATAGATTTCAATTGAATGGAGTTAAGTTTATTCAAACATGGAAAGGATGTGTCTATCATATGACATGCCGTGGTAGTAGATTTAATCCTACACTAACTACGCCAGGCAAGAATAGTTCCGAATGGGAAGCTCAAAATATGAGATCTACTCGCAATTTTATTCGTAAGTGGGGTCATTTTGTAAAGCACGATGAATTTATGAAACCAATCATCCCCCACAAATATGGTGTTGGGTTAGTGGTTAAGAATTGTAATTTAGAGTTGTTAAGAGCATTAGAACCTTGGTGTGATAAAATATATGTAGATGATGATGTGATAACTACCCACTATATTGATGAGGAACAAAAAAACACAAAGTTTGATTTAAGTAGTAAGGTTCGTTTAATTCACAGCCACGACCCTATTTGTGAGAACGATATTGTTGTTGAGTTTGATGGAATGATGTTAAACCAAAATAATTTTATATTTATAGAAAGATTATCGGAGATTTTAACAGAGAATGAAATATCAGTTGGTTATTATGAAATGGATATATTTAAATTCCACATTAGTTCAGTAAGACATTACGAAAAAGATTTAATAAAAATTGGTTAATAATTATGCCTAAAGTAGATTTAAGAAATTATGATTATGGAGAACCCGCCGGATTTGAAAAGTTTAAGCCCAAAAAAGGGAGAAAGGATGAGAATGTTGATGACATTTTCCAACCACAGGGGAAGCCTGTTAGAGGGGGAGAGGGTGAAAATAGAAGAGATACTACCAAAAAATGAAATAAAAATATCAGATCCATTCGGAATTGAGTGGGTTATTCCAAAAAACTACCTATTTATATGAGGTAATTAAATTTAGTTTTGTCAATTTCAGCTGTGTTAAAAAATGAAAGGACAAAATTATGAAAAGATTTTTTATTCAAATTTTTCAAGACGAAAAAGGATCATTCTCATCAAAAAGATTTGTTGGTATTATGTGTGCAATAACATTATGTGCTACAATGTATCACAACCAATTTACAGATGCAAACATCGCACCCGCCGATTCCTTAATTAATGCTGTTGCTGCACTTGCCTTTGGGGCTTTAGGGTTGGCATCAGCAGATAAGATTTTCAAAAAATCTAATAAAGGGGAAGAATAATTATGGGGCTTTTTTAGGTTATTAGTTAATCATATATTAAACTACGATTCAACTCTTTTAAGGAATCAATGAAAATGAACATATTGTTGGATAGTATTTTATCCTCCGAAACCGCAACATACCAAAGAGAAATAAATAGTGAACTTAAACGGGATAAGAAGATTAATAAAATAATGAGTGTTAGTTGGTTTTTATTCTTTTTTTCATATTTATTGTAAAATATATATTAATTATGAAAGAAATATTTAAGGCGATTTTAAAGTATTTATTCGCAAACACAAAATTAGATGAAAAAATTGCTGATGTATTTGAAACAGCAAAACCTGAAGCAGCTAAATTAGATAAGAAATTTGATGATTTGAAAGAGGGCGTGGAAAAAGAAGAGGTTGTTGAAGCTTGTGAAGTTAAACCTGTAATTGAAACCCCAATTGCCCCTTCTAAGAAAAAACTCAAACATAAATCTAAACCTAAAACCCTTTAATCATGGATATAAATAAACTCAAAGGACACATACCCGACACAGTTATTGCTCAAATACCTTCTGTAATGTCAACTTTTAAAATTGACACAGCTCTTAGGTTATCACACTTTTTAGCCCAATGCGGACACGAAAGTGCCGGTTTTAAAGCCATTCAGGAAAATCTAAACTATGGAGCTAAAGGTTTATTGGGTATTTTCAAAAAATATTTTCCAACTGAAGCTAAAGCTTTACAATTCGAAAGAAAACCTGAAAAAATTGCTAACTTAGTATATGGTAGTAGAATGGGAAATGGTGATGAAGCATCGGGAGATGGATATAAATTCAGAGGCAGAGGATATATTCAATTAACAGGAAAAAGTAATTATACTGCTTTTGGTAAAGCAATTAACGAAGATATAGCCGCTAACCCAGATTTAGTAGCAACAAAATATCCTTTATTATCAGCTGCTTGGTTTTGGTCAAGTAATAGTTTAAATGCTTTGGCCGATAAAGGCGCTGATGATGCAAGTGTAACAGCTATTACTAAAAGAGTTAATGGTGGAACAATTGGTCTTGCTGATAGAATTAAACACTTTAAAGAGTATTACGCATTACTTAAATAAAAAATGAAATTTCCAATATCATTTGAAGATTTTATAAAAGACCCCATCAAAGCCATTATGTTTTTGGTTTTGGTGGGGATCGTTTTTCTTTATATTGATAATAGAATGGTTTACAAAGAACAAATAGAAGCCCAAAAGGAACGGATTGTTAAATTAGAGCAGGATGTTGAAAAATTACAACAAACTGTGGTTAAATTGGTCAAAGAATGCAATTAAAGACAAATATACTTGGAATTAGTATGGCCTTTGTTATGGGTGCATATATTGGTTATTATTTTGGTAATAATCATTTGCGTGAGGATTTTAGATTAAATGAAGAAAATCTAAGAGACCAGATAGATGAATTACATTATGAATTGCGTGTAGAACAAACTGGGTATGACCCATCGGTTGATGATGAGTTTAATCAAGTTAGTGATTCAGTTCACACTCCCACCAAAATCATAAAACGGGGGGAAGTAAAAAAAATTAAAACTTATGTAGACTCTTTGGAGTTTATTGCCAAAAAAAAGATTGAGTTGCATCGAATAAAAAAGTATAATGATAGTGTAGAAGAATATTTATTAAGAACCGAAATAGATAATTTAAAAAAGGAAAAGAAATGAAATTATATACGATTACTGATCCAATGATATTGACAATAACCGCCATATCAACCACAATTGCATTTATTTGCAGTTATTTTATGCAACTATATATGAATAATCAGGATCAATATACGGCAATTATTGGTGTGATGTTTTTAGATGGTATATTTGGAATAATAGCAGGATCCAAAAGGGATGGGTTTAAAACCTGTAAAGCCCTCAACATACTTAAAAACACCGTTGTTTGGTTGATGATATTGACTGGTGTTTTGATGATAGAACGCGGATTTTCAGGAACAAGTTGGTTGAGTGAGGTAATTATTGTTCCATTTATGGTATTTCAACTGATTAGTGTTCTTAAAAACGCTTCAATGGCCGGGTACATAAAAGCTGGGTTATTAAACGAAATACTTAATAGGATAGATAATCATAAAGGAAAAAGATAGTATTTATTATATATGGATAATACTAAACAATATAGTTGGAAAGAGTGGATTTCAATTCTCCAAAATAAAGAATTATACCAAAAAGACCATCTTTCAGCTCTTAAACTATTTCAGTTAGAGGTGGTTCGTAGGGGTGATATGAAAAAAACGGAGGTAAAACATAATGTGTGATTGTAATAAAAAGAAGGTGAATGAAATAGCGGTAATGAGTATTCCAAAAAGTTCTATAGTAAATGATGTGCGGAATTTAGTATATAGTAATGCCCCAATATTCACATCTGGTGTACAAAGTGACGCTTCCAAACAAAAACAGATTGATAAATCTAAAAAAACTGGTAAAACGCAAATGAGTTGGAGTAAGGCCAGAGAAAATATGGTAAAAGAGTTAATACCATTCGTTATTGATTTATATAAAAAATATCTTTCTCCTATAATAATAAGAGAACGTGCTTTTATTGGTGAGATAAATAGAGAATTAAACTTAAAAGTTTCTACACTATTAAAGAGTGAGTTAGGACAATTTAAAACTGGAAGTCCGGAGCATCAATTTGCGGTTATGCACATTTTAATGGGTGCTCTTAAATATGCAAAGTTCAATTTACAGTCAAAAAAAGTTCCTATTTTGTTTAAGGGGGCCAAATTTGATAGTAATTTAGAGGGTGAAGAGTGGGCAACAAGCGTATTAAAGACAATACGGGGGTATGAGGCCATTGGAGTTAAGATAGCAAAATTGGCAGATAATAATGGTGTTGATATTGTATCAGCTATTGGGTTTTATGTATCAATGACAATTGGTAGACCGGTTGGTGAAAAGGTTCAAAAGTTGGTTGAATACAATTTAACATTGGATGACTTTATAAGAGAAAATATCAGAATTAAAAAAAATGGCGACGTGTTCCTCAAAACTAAAGGGTGAAACTGAACAAGAATTTAGAAAAAGATGTGGTGGATACACCTATGGTTTTCCAATAGATATCCTTCAGAAAAAAGAAGAAGAACCACCGGCAGCTGAACCTATACCACCACCGGCGCCTGAAGGTGGTATAGAAGAAGCAAAACACACAAAGGGTAGCATATATAAGGGTAAATTGAAGATTAATGGGTTACCTATACCTATTGAGGTAGAAATGGTTGGTGCTGATAATAGAACCCGCAGTTATTTGGTAAGAGTAATACATATTGATAAGCGATATTGGAGTAAGTTACCAAAAAATGGTATAATTCCTATCCCAGCACGTATTTTTGATATACCGGGTGGTGGTTGGGTTAAACTAAAAACACCATCGGTTTTTGAAAACCAGAAATACTACAATAAATTGAAAACAATTGAAAGTATGATAATCGAACTTTTAAAAAAAAGAATAAAAGAAGATTGGACAAATAAATACAAAAAATCCATAGATTGTAATAACCCAAAAGGATTTTCCCAAAAAGCGCACTGTGCGGGAAGAAAAGCAAGGCAGATGGGTGAGGAAACAAAATTAATTCCAATAAAATAAATTTGGATAATTAAACTTTCTTTCGTATATTTATATCTATGAGAAAGGTTTTAAGAGTATTTGATTTAGATGATACCCTCATAAAG